AAGTTGTTGTCTGTAGTTATCTTTATCTTTATCACTGAATTTGATTTGTAATTGTCCTTTTTCTTCAATTATATCTTCAATTCTCCTAATTTCTGAGTTAAGTTTAGATTTAATCATATCTCTTATAGGTAATATACTATCTTCATAGGCAAATTTATCAGTAAATCTTTCTTTATCATTATCCACTTTAACTCCTAAAAGAAGGGCATCTACTTCTGATAAATAATCAATATCTTCCAATTCTTCTGGTTTTTCACCTTCAATCTTATAAGTATTTAATTGGAATTGAATTGGAATAGGTTCATCTTTATAATCTAAATCAAATAGTTCTCTTAGAGCCCAGTCATAATCAACCCAGTTAGACCACTCTTGTGAAAGAACTTTATACCAAGTTTGACCTCTATATTCACTCGCTCTAATTATATCATCATCATCTTTATGATACCAGTTAGAATCGGCTCCTAATGCTTCACCATCAGTATCTATACGCTTAATAACTTCAACAGCATTTGCATCATAAAGTGAATATCCATATGCTTCTGAATATACCGCATCATCTGTGTGAATTGGTTCATCTATCCACTCATCATAAACAATATCATCACAATCTTCTGGATACCAAGCGTCTCTATTTCTACGAGATCCTGTTTCTACATAAGTTGCATAATCTCTATCTAAATAAGAATCTGCCCAATCTGACCATACTGCATTATCATGTGGAATTCTTCTATCATGCCATTCCGACCAAACACCAGATGCTATCTGGTCATATCCACCCTGTGTATCATTTAATATATATTGACCTTCATAGCTTTCATCTTCATCATCATCGTTGTAAAGAATTCCTTCATCTGAATCATATCTTCTAAAAGTATCCATATAAGGGTATCTTCTATAATTTTTAGCTTCTACTTTTACTGATAAATTTGCATTTTTTTCTTCACCTTCTATTGTTACATTACTAAACGAATGATGATTATTAGAAGATTTGTAAATCCAACCTTTTTCTTTAGCATAGTTTCTAAATTTTTCAACATCAGAATCTTTGATTGTATATTGTCTATCCATAAACCAGCTATCTTGTTTTGGATCTTTTCCGTAAATTTTAATTGAATTTAGTTTCCATACAAGAGCTCTTCCTATGAGTTCATCATCTTCTACAAGAATAAGCATTTTACAAACATCTGGATTCTCTGTATAAATTGTGAATAATCCTGATTTTTTTGCCATACAAGAGTTTCCTAATGTTCCAGACATTTCTTTATAATTGTCTGCATTATACCAATGGTTAATATCCTCTCCAGAAACTTCTTCAAATCTTTCACCTTGTTTTGATAAGGCAGCTTTAAATTTATTTGTAAATTCTTCAATATCTTTTGATGTGTATTTTCCAGGTAAAAGTGCATTTACTAATCTACCTAATTTGACATCGTTTCTTGATTTCGTTCCTAATTCATATTGATTAAACATATGATTGACATCTGATTGAGAGGTTTCACCTTTTTCAATCTTATCAATCATTATGTCTAAAATTTGTTTAGTTCTTTCATCACCTAAATTATGGTCTTTAGCCCAATCTTTGAAAGATTTTTCAACATTATTTTTTAAGTTTCTTAAAGTAGAACCTGAAATATACCCTTCTCTATCGGAAAGAGATATAAAAGTCATATCATTTTTAACATCTTTATATTCTAAATCAATAAGGTCTTTTGCTATCTGAGATTGTGTTGATAATTTATAAAGAGCATCTTTAAAATCTTTTACATAATAAACATAAGTTTCATTGATTAAACTTTCAAAAAGTAAATCTTCATTAATAAAGGAATTATATCTTAAAATCATAATTTATATATTAAATTTCTCTTATTAAAAATATTTTATATATATTTGCATTATGAATTTAAAAGAACCATTTGTTATACTTCTTGTTGGTCCAACTTTATCTGGAAAATCTACTTGGATAAGAAATAATTATCCAAATGTTAATGTTATTTCTAGAGACGAGATAGTTATGGAGGTTGCAGGAACAAGAGATTATAATAAGGCATTTGACACAGTTGATCATAAATTAGTTGATAAAGTTTTAGCAGAAAGATTAACTGAATCAAATTCTACAAAGATTTCGACTATTATTGATATGACTAATATGACTGTAAAAAGAAGAACACAAACATTGAGATATTTTGACGATAGTTTTTACAAAGTTGCTGTCATTTTTCCAATACTTTCTGATGATGAATATCAAAAGAGAAACATTGATAGAAATGCTAAAGAGAATAAGTGGATTCCACCAAATGTTATCAAATCAATGATTGATTCTTTTCAAGCTCCCACCCCTGCAGAAGGCTTTGATAATATAATTTTCCTATAAAAAATTCTTATTTTTTGGTAAATTCTAATATTTATACTATATTTGTATAAATAATAAGGATATATATGATTTCTACTGAGCACGTAATTGACTTTGACAACTTAGTTTTAACAGATAAAGATGTTTTTGATGATTGGGAATATCTTATTTGTGAAAATGATGGTAGTTATAGTCAAGACTCACAATACCTTTATTTTGATTATAAAGGATTAGAAGTTGTGATTGGTTTTGAATTGACTATCAGAGGATGGTCTTGGTATAAACCAGCATCATATATGGAGCCAGAAGATGGTGAAACTAAAATCACTGATGTTGATATAGATGTTGATTATCTATCAATTGAATGTGAAGAGATAGTTCCTGACAAAGACTTGAAAAAGACTTTGACAGAAGTAGTAAAAAAATATGTAAATTATGAATAAAGTTTACTTTGATACTGAAAATAAACATTGGTATGTTTCTGAACCTGAAGATTTTTACTCTTTCAAAAGTATTAATTATGAAACTAATGAAGAGAACAAAAACATTCTATCTTGGACAAGAGGTGTTGATTTAAAAGATTATCCTAATCATATCAGAATGTATGATGTTGAGATTGGTGATGTAAAATACTTTTTTCTTATGAAACAAGAAAAAAATGTATATAAAATAGAACCTGAGAATCCAATTCAGTTAGAAAAATTAGTCAATAATCATAACATCTTATTTGTTGGTGAAACTATGGCATCTTAGTTTTAATATATACTCCTAATGAAAGTAAGAAAATTAGGAGATTGGAAGCCTCGAGTTTTAATTTTTCAAGGATCACCCAGAGATCCTGATACCTGTGCGAATATGGAATCAAAAACTCATAAAATAGTTGAGTATATGATTTCTAAGTGGTCTCCTTTTATAAATTTCCAAGTCATTGATCTTGCTGTTAATCATTCAAAAAAACCAATAATTCAACCTTGTAAAGGTTGTGTTTCTACTGCTGGTGGATTTCATTGTCATTTTGCTTGTTCTTGTTTTTTTAAAGGTGATAAGAACAAACCAGATCTTCTTTCTGAATTAGATGTCTATACTAAATTACAGGAATGTGATGCTTTCATCATAGTTTCACCCATACATTGGCACGCGCTTACTGCTCAAGTAAAAACTTTATTTGACAGACTTGTTTGTGTTAATCAAACTCTGACCATAGACGACGCAAAAAAGTTAATGGGTGATAAAAATATTAAAAATTCAGAGGTCACTGGTAAATTTGCTCGGTCTGGTAAATATGATGATATGTTAAGGAATCATTTAGAAGGTAAAGTTGCTGCTTTTTATGCACACGGTGATGATGGTGCAGATGACTATGAAAATAAAGATTTACCCGACTCCTATCAAGATGTTTTAGATGATGGATTTGGAAATAATCCAAAGTCAACAGTCATGCCTTATGTAATGCAATTGAAGTATTCCGGTGTATATGTGCCTAATGAGTTAATAGAAGCATTTTATGTAAATAAAGGATTAAACTATAATTTAGCTAATAAAACTTTTGACAAAACTAAAGAATTTTTTGATAGGGCTGATAATCTTTTAGAAAATCTACTAAATTATTTAGAAGATAATAATTATAAAAAATCTATATGAAATTCTTAGAAAACTTTTCTGATAGATATCCTATTGAATCTCAAATAAAAATGTGGGAAAAATATTTAGATGATAATTATAAAAGATTCTATAATACTGAGTTTGGAAAAAGATTAGCAGTTGGTGACAAGTCTTATTATTTAAAAGATAAAAGTCAATTAGTTGACCAATTAGTGATCGATATTAGAAATTCAGTTAAGGGTAAAATACATGAAGGAAGTTTGAGAAAAGCTATAAAAAATTGGATAAATAAAGTTAATATATAATTTATGAAAATAAAGAAATTTAACGAGGAGGTTGGTTTTGATGATGAAGAGACAAGAGACAGATTAGAAATTGCTAATTTGAAAGGAGAATTAGAGCCGTCAAGTCCAACAATGAGAAACTTCTACATTCCAAATAATAAGGTTAATACTCAAACCGAACTAAAAAAAATATTTTTTAGATATCCAATTTTAGAGCAGTTTATGCAAGATTCAAAGTTGATAGAAGGTTCAAGACTTATTTCTTTTTACGCAACAAGTAAAGAACCAGTAGATGGTACAGAATATTATAGTCAATTATCCTTTGCTTATCATAATGGTGGATACTATATTGGTTCTATTCTAAGAGATAGATTTGAAGACAATGAGAGTAAATGGGTTACACACAATTTTACTTTTGATGAAATAGATGATATTTTTAACGTCACTGAATCATTCTTAAAGTGTTGTGTAAAACTTGGTGTTTTAGATAAAGAAGACTTAGGTCATTATAATTTTCTTTTGAATTAGTAAAAATATATTAAATTTTTTCAAAAAAATTTGGTAGAATTATATCCTTACCTTATCTTTGTATTCACAACGATGGGGAAGTTCCAGAGCGGCAAATGGAGTTACATAGTAATGTGACTGGTCTCAAAAGATCTTCGGTGGTTCGAGTCCAACCCTTTCCCACAAAAAATTAAAAAAAAGATTTGGTAGATTGAAAAAAAATACTTATCTTTGTAAAACAAATCACGGGTGGTTCCCTTAATAGTTAAGGCTGACCTTAAGCATCCACCGAGAGGTATACAGGGGCGAAAGTGATTTTTTTAAGTTAAACAAAAATTTTTACAAAAAGATTTGGTCAGAATAAAAAAAGTTCATATCTTTGTAAAACAAAATTAGAAAAAAGAAATATAAAAATACACATCGCGGGATAGAGCAGTCGGTAGCTCGCAAGGCTCATAACCTTGAGGTCGTTGGTTCGAGTCCAGCTCCCGCTACAAAAGAGTTCTCAACGGAGAACAACGTTCTTTGAAATATTGATCTTTAACAGTCGGTTTCGACTGACTGAAAAGAAGGGCGGCTTATAGTCCTTAAAATAAACCGTGAAAGCGGGATAAAGTGAACAGAATAGCTAAATCTGTTTGCGTCTTGAGTCTTCGGATTTGAGGTCGAGTAAGCAAGTGGGACACCACAAAACCTTATTAGTCGAGGGTAACACTGTAGATGAACTGGATTTGTGACCAGGCAATTGTAGATTGTTTGGTTGACCTCGGAAGAGGAATAGGATTAACCCATAGGATTGTTGCAAGAAGTATCGACTCACCGGTTGTTATCATTGCGAAGTCCAACTCAAAAGGTGTCTTAAAGTTGAAAGACAATCAGGTGTACGGGTGGTGCTGTTACTTGACACTCTGTTCTCTACCAGGGGAATAGTGGTGAAGATATCTTGAAGAGTTGTAGTGGAGGCACTACACGGAGTTGTCCAGTATTCCTGAGTTCAAAAGATTTGGGAGCTGAGAGGTGACCACGACTTCTACAAATCTACAAGGCACTAAATTTCACTATTAATGAAACATTTAAAAAGGAAATCGAAAGTGTCGCCTAGTTGCTAATGAAAGGTGACTACATAGTTATGGGATGTCCATAGCCACTGAAGCTCGAAAGGCCGATGTGATTTTACCGAAAAACTTATAGAGGGTCGAACCTCGAATCAGTCCGGCAGGGTTGAATAAGCAGATTAAGTAGAGAGTAGTTAGTAACTCAAGAAGTGATTGGTCTAACCAATCGTCACTGACAGAATACTTCTCAAAAGGAAGTGGATAAGAAGGGAAACCATAATCTGACTAAAGTTCTGTCGTCAAAGGTGTAATCTCAACCTTTTTTGGTCGGTTCATAGGAACCTCTGAGAGCGAGACTCAGACCGACCTCGAAAGTTTTCGTAGTGGTTAACTTCCCTTTAATTTAGGGAGTCTGTCTCAGACAGGGTGGATACTAAACTCCACACTAAAAAATCTTGGCCCGTTCGTCTAGTGGACTCTTAAAAGAGATACAGAAACTTCGTGAACGTAGAGGACGCCTAACTTTTCATTAGGAGACAGAGGTTCGAATCCTCTACGGGCTGCTAAAACAATGGTTTTTTGCTAAACTTACCATTTGTAGTCAAACCACCGACCTTCAACGGTGGTTTTTTTATGGTCTCTTAGCTCAGCAGGTTAGAGCAACTGACTCATAATCAGTAGGTCCACGGTTCGAGCCCGTGAGGGACCACAAAATCCACTAAAAATTTTGGTGGATTTTTTATTTTTATTATCTTTGTGTATGAAAAAACTAATTTTATTCTTTTCTCTTATTTTCTCTTATAGTTTGCATTCACAGAGTTATAATTTAGACCATAATTTTAATTCTAAACCATTTGATAGAACTTGGGAAGTCACTATGAACATTATAGAGAATCAAGTATTTTTCAATTGGGAAAAAGATATTGTAACATCGATAGTGATAAAATCAACAGATGATAATATCTTTTTTCCTAAGATAGATGCTTATATGACTTCTCAATTAACTTTGAATAATTTAAACTCTGGTAACTATAAAATCATTTTTTTAGATGATTGTAATGCAATTATGGATGAAAAACAATTTCAAATAAAATGACAATTTTTACAAAAGCTAAAATAATCAAGATTTTACAGAATAAAGTTGATTCTGGAGAAATCAAAAGTTTCTTATATAAAGAATCTTATATTAGATTGATAAAATCAAAAAGGACAGGTTTTACTTTCAAGTTTGATGAATACTCTGATTCAATTTTAATATCTATTCTTAAAAAGAAAACACCTGAGCCATCAGTTCAAAATATTGAAGATTTCTATAAAAGAGAGTTAAATAAATTTATAATATAATATATACATTTAAGTAAATAGTAGATAGAATGAATATTGAAATTGAAAGAAAGTTTCTTCTTAAAGCCATACCTAAAGGAGAACCGGTTGAAACCATAGAAATTTTTCAGTGGTATCTTAAAAACTCAGACGGCGTTTGGGAAAGAGCCAGATCCTGCTATTCCGATGTTAAAGGTTTTTATTTTGTTCACACAATCAAAAAAAATATTGCTCCTGGTATAAATGAAGAAGATGAAAAAATAATCACATCTGAAGAATTTAACCAGTTTGTAGAAAAGTGTAAAATATCTCAATCAAAATATATTTCAAAAGAAAGATTAATTTATCCTGATGGTGAATTGAAATGGGAAGTTGATGTCTTTAATAATGGACATCATCTAATTGTTGCTGAAATTGAAGTTCCATCTATGGAATATGAAGTGAAAATTCCTAAATTCATAAATGATAAATTACTTATGGAAGTTACCGGCATGAAGCAATTTGGTAACAGAAATTTATCCAATAAATATGTTAACAAAAATCAGACGATTAAAAGTCAAACAAACGATTGATGGTTTGTTTGATGTGGATGAAATACTTTATGAGTATTTTGATTATCCAGACCATTTTTATTCAGAGAATAAAGAACATGATGATATGTTCAACTTAAAAACTATGCAAGAATATGGCGGCTTTGATATGTGGTTTATCGAACTAAAACCGATAAAAAAAGAAAAGTCTCCACAATATAAACTTCTCTTAGCTAAGTAATATAATTTTTATGACAGAAAAATTAGAACTTAGAATGTATGGATTAGTTCCATATAATATCAGTCCTATTCAACAGGCTATTCAGTTTGGACATGCGGTTGTTGAGTATGGACAAATGGTAAAATTACCCCAGTCTATGTCTAAAATGAGTATAAATGCTAATTGTATTTATGATGATTGGGCTGATAACTGGAAAACATTTATAATTTTAAATGGCGGGACAACTAATGATAGAAATACTATCGATGGATTTCCTTTCGGAACTCTCAATAATCATGTTTTATTATTAGATGAGAATAAGATTGATTTTGCTACTTTTAATGAACCGGATTTAGGAGACCAACTGACAGCAGTTGTTTTTATTGTTGATGAAAGAGTCTTCAATAAAAAGAAGTATCCTGACTTTGAAGATTGGGTTATTCTGAATTATGGTGATTTAGTAAGAACGGATTATTATACATCATCATTTATGTTGGCTCAAAAAATAAAAAACTCAGGTAGTAAGGCTGATAAAAAAGTTTATGAAGAATGGGTTAAATTAGTTGGTGGTGAAAAGAATGTATTTTTAAGAGATTTTCTAAAAAACTTTAAATTAGCATGAGTAAATGGTTTAAAATAGGAGATGATAATTTTACAGCAAGAGACATATCAATTCAATTTTCTATTGATACCGCTAATAATAACTTTGGATATGCTAAAATTGTCCATTCAGGACATCAAACTATTGATATAACTATATCAGTAGATTATAATCAAACTAATAGTAATTATTTTTTCAATCTTTTTGATATATCAAGACAACCAGGCAACTACGCTTCTGATTATAAGTTTGATATATCTTCTGCTGAATTTATGGCTAATGGTTGTATAATCAAATCAATCACTTCTGATCCAACTACAAATTTAATTGTTATGGATATAATAAGTGATTATTCAAAAGTAAAACCAATTGATGAAAGAAGAGATGAAATAATTGATGAGATATTAAATGAAACTTCTCAGAATAAAAATAATATAAACTGATAACAAAATAAAAATAACTATGATGACAGATAAACACAATTTAGAAGGTAATGATTACACATCACCAGACATCAAAATGGCTTTAGAAGACGATGAAGATGATAGAGAATTTTCATCTAATAAGAAATCTGATAACAAGTCAAAGACACCTGTTTTAGATACTTATAGTAGAGATTTGACTAAGATGGCGGAAGATGGTAGATTAGATCCAATAGTGGGTAGGGAAAAAGAAATTGAGAGAGTTTCTCAAATTCTATCTAGAAGAAAAAAAAATAATCCTATACTAATTGGTGAACCAGGCGTTGGTAAATCTTCAATTGCTGAGGGTTTGGCTTTAAGAATAGTTCAAAGAAAAGTTTCTCGTATTCTTTTTAACAAAAGAGTGGTGATGCTTGATTTAGCATCAATGGTTGCAGGAACTAAATATAGAGGTCAATTTGAAGAGAGAATTAAAGCACTTATGGCTGAGTTAGAAAAAGAGCCAGATGTGATTCTTTTCATAGATGAGATTCACACCATGATTGGAGCAGGTGGTGCTTCTGGTTCACTTGATGCTTCTAATATGTTTAAGCCTGCTTTAGCCAGAGGTGAGATACAAATCATCGGTGCTACAACTTTAGATGAGTATAGAAAACACATTGAAAAAGATGGTGCTTTAGAAAGAAGATTTCAAAAAGTTATGGTAGAACCAGCAACCGCTGAAGAAACACTACAGATAATATCTAACATTAGAGAAAGGTATGAAGACCATCATAACGTTAAATATACAGAAGATGCTATCAAAGCTTGTGTCGAGTTAACAAATCGTTATATAACGGACAGATTTCTACCAGACAAAGCTATTGATGCGTTGGATGAAGCTGGTGCAAGAGTTCACATTTCTAATATTGTAGTTCCAAAAGAAATTACTGATATTGAAAAAAAGATTTTTGAAATAAAAGAAAAAAAGAATGATGTAATTCGTTCTCAACGATATGAAGAAGCTGCTAAATTAAGAGACGTTGAAAGACAATTAAATGAGAGCTTAGAAAAGGCTAGAAAACAATGGGAAGAAGAATCTTCAAAAAATAGACAACTTGTTTCTGAAGATAATGTTGCAGAAGTTGTGGCGATGATGACTGGTATTCCAGTACAAAAAGTTTCTCAAAATGAGAATACTAAGCTATCAAAAATGTATGATATGATTGCTGGTAGGGTGATTGGTCAAGACGATGCCGTTAAAAAAGTAGTAAAAGCTATTCAAAGAGGTAGAGTAGGTATGAAAGACCCTAACAAACCTGTATTTTCTGGAATTCTAATTGGAAATTCAGGTGTTGGAAAAACTGAATTAGCAAAGCAAATTGCAAAATATCTTTTTGATTCAGAAGATGCTCTTATTAGATTAGATATGTCTGAATACATGGAAAAGATTTCTTTGACAAGAATTCAAGGTTCTGCTCCTGGTTACGTTGGATATGATGATTCGAATGTGTTAGATAAAATTAGAAGAAAGCCTTATTCAGTAGTTCTTTTTGATGAGATTGAAAAAGCTCACTCTGATATCTTCAACTTATTCCTACAGATGTTGGATGATGGTCATATGACTGACTCACATGGTAGAAAAGTTTCTTTTAAAAATTGTATAATTTTGATGACATCTAATGTTGGAACAAGAATTGTTAAGGATTTCGGTTCTGGTGTTGGATTCTCAACTAAAGCAAAGAAAGAAAATAACACAGATGAAGTAAAATCTATTTTAGAAAAAGAGTTAAAAAAGAAATTTGCTCCTGAATTTATAAATAGAATTGACGAAATTATTTATTTCAAAGATTTAGGTAAAGATGAAATTTTAAAAATCATTGATTTAGAATTAGCTAAAACAATTTCAAGAGCAAACGATTTAGGTTTTAAAATCACAATAACTGAAGAAATGAAAAGTCACCTTGTCGAGGTTGGTTATGATCCTCAATTTGGTGCTAGACCATTAAAAAGAGCTATTCAAAAATGGATTGATGATCCTGTAACGGAATATATTATTGATAATAATCCAAAAGAAGGTTCAGAGTTGAATATTGATTATGATTCAGAAAAAGAAGATACAATAGTAACTGGTCCAAAAAAGAAATCTTCAAAAAAGAAAAAAACTGAAGAGTAAAATTAAAGAGAGAGTAACTTCTCTCTTTTTTTTTATATAATATTTTGTGGGAAACTGGAAAAGCGAAAAAAATATAAATCATTTCTTAGAAAATAGTTTTGAAGCTTTAGCTAAAGATTTTTTAGAAAGAGGTTATGACTTTTATGTTGATGCTTTCACACCTCAACCAATTTTTGGTATCAATGTAATTAAAAAAGATGAAGATATAAATTGGATGTTAGAAACAAAATCTTTACAATGTCAAACAATTGAATTTGAAAACTATAAAGAAATGATTTCTATTTTAGAGGAAATGGGTAAAGAAAATTATGTTTTTATGTATGCTATAAAACCATTTCAAATGAGAGTAGCAACTATAAATTGTAGATATGATATAGCAGGTGTTGAACATAGAAAGAAAAGATTAAGAGAACAAAAATTAAATGAATTATTAAATGAATAAAGATTCAAAAATTTATGTAGCCGGTCACAACGGTATGGTTGGTTCTGCCATTGTTAGAAAACTTAAAGAATTAGGTTATACTAAGATTATAACCAAGAGTAGAAAAGAATTGGATTTAACTAATCAATTTCAAGTAAATCATTTTTTTCATTTTGAAAAACCTGAATATGTATTTTTAGCAGCAGCTAAAGTTGGTGGTATTAAATCAAACGATGATTTTAGAGCTGATTTTATATATGAAAATATAATGATTCAATCTAATATTATTAAAGCTTCTTTTGATAATAAAGTAAAAAAACTACTTTTTTTAGGTTCATCTTGTATTTATCCAAAGTTATGTCCTCAGCCAATTAAAGAAGAATACCTTCTTACTGCTCCGCTTGAAACTTCAAATGATGCTTATGCAATTGCAAAAATTGCTGGTATAAAAATGTGTCAGGATTTTAATAAACAATATGGAACAAATTATATTTCTGTTATGCCGACTAATCTTTATGGTCCAAATGATAATTATGATTTGAATAACTCTCATGTTTTACCTGCATTAATTAGAAAATTTCACGAGGCTAAAATAGAAAATAAAGATAAAGTTGAAATCTGGGGAACTGGTTCTCCAATGAGAGAGTTTCTTTATGTTGATGATTTAGCACAAGCTTGTCATTATCTAATGTTGAACCATAATGGCTCGGAAATTATAAACGTTGGAACTGGAAAAGATATTTCAATAAAAGATTTAGCTTATATAGTCAAAGATGTATTAGAATATGAAGGTGATATATATTTTAATACAGATATGCCAGATGGAACTCCAAGAAAACTTTTAGATATTTCTAAGATATTAGAATTAGGATGGGAGCCAAAAACTGGTTTAAGAACCGGAATAAAAAAAACTTATTTAGATTATGTCAAATAAAATAGCACTAATTTCAGGAATAACAGGAATGGATGGCTCTCACTTAGCTGAGTTACTTTTAGAAAAAGGATATGAAGTACACGGCATTATTAGAAGAACATCAACTTTTAATACTGACAGAATTGATCACATTTTTGATAAATTAAAATTACACTACGGTGATGTCACTGATCCACTTGTTATATCAAACTTAATATCACAGATACAACCAGATGAAATATACAATTTGGCAGCGCAATCTCATGTAAAGGTAAGTTTTGAAATACCTTACTATACAGCTCAAGTTGATGGTTTAGGAACTTTAGCAATACTTGAAGCCGTTAAAAATCATTGTCCTAAAGCAAGAATATATCAAGCCTCTACTTCAGAATTGTATGGTGGTATGGGCTATAATATGCCCGATACTGGATATACAGAAGAATCATTTATGCACCCTAGAAGCCCATATGGTGTTGCAAAATTATATGGTCTTTGGATTACAAAAAACTATAGAGAGTCTTATGGTATGTACATTAGTAATGGAATTCTTTTCAATCACGAAGGCGAGCGAAGAGGTGAAACTTTTGTAACTCGTAAAATAACAAAAGCACTTGGTGTGATAAAGAATCATCTAGACCATCATCATACAGATTTTCCAATTCTAAAGTTAGGTAATCTTTACTCTAAAAGAGATTGGGGATATGCAAAAGATTATGTAGAAGGAATGTGGATGATGTTACAACAGGATGAACCTGGAGATTACGTTTTAGCTACTAATGAAACACACACTATAAAAGAATTTGTTGAAATAGCTTGTAAAGAATGTGGTTGGAATATAAATTGGATAGGAGAGGGTATTAATGAGAAAGGAATTTTAGATAATGGGTTAACAATAATTGAAATTGATGAGAGATATTACAGACCGGCTGAAGTTGATGTTCTATTAGGTGATTATACAAAAGCTAAAGAAAAACTCGGTTGGAATCCAAAAACAAAGTTCAACGACTTAGTAAGAATTATGATTCAACATGATATAAAAAATGAACAAACTCCATGATACATATACTTTGGTGTACTTTAAGACCACAGCAATTTAAAGAAATGCACGCTGAGTGGATTAAAAGAGCTGATAAGCCAGAAAACATTCAGACATACGTTGCTGTAAATTGGGAACAACATTCAAATGAGTTAAAAGAATACTTATCTAAAAACTACTTAGTAACATTAAATACAAATAAGATAGGTGTTTGTTATCCATCTTATCAATTATCATCAGCACTTGGTATAAAAATGGGTAAATGTGAAAACCAAGATATAGTTATTTTTGCAAGTGATGATTTTATGGCACCTCAAAGCTGGGATGCTTATCTTATTTCAAAATTTGAAAATAAAGGTGATATTGGTTTAATGGTGAGAGATGGTTATCAACTACCAGACTCATCAAATATGCTTCACCCAGCGATTACAATTCCAATTATGACATATGGTTGTTTACTTAAATTAAATAGAACTATTTATCACCCGGCTTATAATCACATGTTTTCTGATTGTGAGTTGTATAACAATTTGAAAGATTTAAATTTACTATTTGATGATAGAATAAATGATGATACTACATTTGAGCATTTACACTATGCTGCTGGTAAAAGACAAGCAGATGGTGCTGACCAAGCATATAATGGAAAGTGGCAGGAAGATGAACAAACTTGGAATATAAGAAAATTAATGCCAGTTGAAGAAAGGTTACTTACTAATAGATGAAAATTTTCACAACTATAAATCCATCAGAAAGCAGTATTCAAACTCAAACTGAAGCACTAAGCTCTTGGAAAAGATATGATATTTATTCAATTAATACTAAAGATGAAATTGATAAAATATCATTAATTTATCCTTTTGTGAATTTTATAGAATCAGATTCCACATACGAATATAATGGAAAAAAATTAATTAAGTTAAATGGAATACTTGATTCAATATCAAAAGTGTGTGATGGTAGTTGTAATGTTGCAATAGTAAATTCAGACATTATATTAAATAATAAAATTAAAAATTCAATATTTAATAAAAAATATGAAGATAGCTTAGTAATATCCACAAGATGGGAACTAAGTGATGGTGAAACTTATCCTTTTAATTATGGTTATGATTTATTTATATTCAATACTAAATTTATAAATTTATTTAAAAATGATAAATATGTAATTGGTCTACCTTGGTGGGATTTTTGGCTACCTTGTATATCAATTAAAGCTGGACTAAAACTATATCACATAAAAAATCAATTAATTTATCATAGAACACATGAAACAAATTACGATAAAGACATCTGGATTAAATTTGGTGAATACTTATATGATGATGTGATGTTAAAAATTTTACAAAATCCAATAAACGAAAATGTTTATTCTTTTTGCATTGCAATGAAATCATTTATTGAAAAAAAACAAATTGATATAAAAATTAAATGAAACAGAAAATAAAAATAAACTTCTCAGATTTTTGGGGTGGTTTTGACAAAACAAATAACTACTTTTTTAATCTTTTGAAAGATGAATTCGATATTGAGATTTCAAATAACCCTGATTTTTTATTTTTTTCAGTTTTTGGAAATCAACATCAATACTTTAATTGTAAAAAAATATTTTATACAGGTGAAAATGTTGCGCCACCTCTTGGTTATTGTGACTGGTCCTTTTCATTTGACTATTTAGATGATTTTAGAAATTACAGACTACCCCACTATTTACTTTATGATGGTTATTATGAATTATCAAGACCAAAAATAATTGATGAGTCTATGGCAAATAGAAAGTTTTGTAACTTTGTAGCCTCCAATGGTGCTTGTGAAAAAAGAAATAGTTTTGTAACAAAATTATCTAAATATAAAAAAGTTGATTCTGGTGGTCGTTGGATGAATAATATCGGATATGCTGTTTCGGATAAAAGAAAATTTCAATCAGAATATAAATTTTCTATAGCTTTTGAAAATAATGCATATAGACCGGAATTTCCTGGTTATACAACAGAAAAAATTATGGAACCAATGACTGTCAACTCTATTCCTATTTACTGGGGAAATCCTTTAATACACCAGGAGTTTAATGTCAAATCATTTGTAAATTATTATGATTTTAGTGATGATGATGAAATGATAGAATTTATAATTGATTTAGATAATAATAATAGTAAATATTTAGACATGTTAAACCAACCATGGTTTGATGACTATAATATACCAGAAAATAATAAGATTGAAAATATAAAATCTTTCTTATATAAAATCTTTAGCTAAAAAAATCAGCATTTTTAAGAAGAAATAACTCAAAAAAAAAATTAAAAAAATGAAATCTTTACAAGAAATTTATGAAAATTATTCTACTCCTGTCGGAGACGGTGATAAAGGAACACTACATAGCTATATACCCATTTACTCAGAACTTTTAGAAAAATATAGAAAAAATTCTAATTTTTTAGAAATTGGTGTTTCACTTGGTTATTCTATGAAAATGTGGATCGATTATTTTATTGAATCTGAAATTATTGGTATAGAATTAAATCCTCAATATAGTAATCCAAATTGCATGATAAAAGAACTTATGGAAGATTCAAGATGTGAAATTTGGATAGCGGATGCTACTAGTGATGAAATCATAGATAAAATTGATAATAGACTATTTGATGTTATTATAGACGACGGTAGTCATATGCTTCAAGACCAGATAAAATCCTTTCTACTATTGAAATCAAAAATGAAAGAAGGTGGTATCTATATAATAGAAGACATAGAAAATATTTCAAATAGTTCAGATGTTTTTTATAGCCTACACAATAATTGTGAAATAATTGATAACAGACATATTAAAGGTAGACATGATGACGTACTTGTTATTTATAGATTCTAAAAAATAAAAATAATTATGAAAAAAGTTTTGATTACGGGAATAGCTGGACTACTTGGAAGTAGATTAGCAGACTGGATTATTGAAAATAAACCAGAATATGAAATAGTTGGTATAGATGATTTAAGTGGTGGATACTTAGAAAATGTCAATAGTAAAGTTAATTTCAAAAAAATTAATTTAGTAAATCAACAAACAGAAGTTAATTCATGTTTTGAAGAACACAAATTTGATTATGTTTTTCATTTTGCCGCTTATGCTGCTGAGGGTTTATCGCCTTTTATAAGAATGTATAATTACGACAATAATTTAAAAGCAACTGCTGGTATAGTAAATCAGTGTATAAAACATAATATTAAACGATTAGTATTTACATCTACCTTAGCGGTTTATGGTCACGGCTACGGTGGAATATTTGATGAAGAGCAAATACCTAAACCAATCGATCCATATGGTGTGGCAAAGTATGCATGTGAAATGGACATTCAAATTGCGGGAGAACAACATGGTTTAGATTGGTGTATCATAAGACCACATAATGTTTATGGGTTAAAACAAAATATCTGGGATAAATATAGAAATGTTTTAGGTATTTGGATGTTTCAGTATTTAAATAATGAACCAATGTCAATTTTTGGAACAGGTGAACAAACAAGAGCTTTCAGTTTTATTGACGATAGTTTAGAACCGCTGTGGAATTCCGCAGTAAAAGAAGAGGCATCTAAACAAATCATAAACTTAGGCGGTATAGAAGAATATTCAATCAATGAAGCTAACACGATTCTAAGAAAGGTAATTGGAGGTGATATAGATATACAATATAAAGAAGCTAGACATGAAGTCAAACATTCGATTCCTACTTTTCAAAAGTCTATAGATATATTAGGATTTGAACATAAAACATCACTAGAGGATGGTCTAAATAGAATGTGGAACTGGGCAAAAAATCAACCAATAAGAAGTAGATTTGTTTGGGATGAATATGAAATTGAAAAAGGTATTTACTCCTTCTGGAAAAATAAATAATACATTATGTTAGATTTAAGAATGATAGACATAATAGCAGTTTCATCAGATAAACCAATTGAAACTATAAGATCGTTACGATATTCAACAAAAAATGTAAAGTTTGGAAATATTAAATTTTTGACACATTGTGAAAAAGAAGAAATTAAAGTTGATACGGAAGGAATTGAAATTGTAAAAATTGATGAAATAAAATCACATAGAGAATACAATGATTTTTGTTTGAGATTAAATGATTATACACAAAATGATTTTATTTTAATAGTTCAGAATGATAGTTTCATAACAAATCCAGAAAAATGGACAAATGAATTTTTAAAATATGATTATATAGGAGCACCTTGGACCGTTCAACAATCTTTAGATTGGGGTATTCCAAATAGAGTTGGTAACGGTGGATTTTCTCTTAGAAGTAAAAAATTTTTAGAATACTCTTCTATTTTTAAAAGTTGTAATGGTGCTAATGAAGACGGATTTCTAACTAATTTCACTCTCAACTATGCCAAAAAATATGGTATAAATTACGCACCAGTTGAATTAGCGCAATTATTCTCTATTGAAAAAATAGAAGAAGGTAAAAATTATGACCCAAGTCAACATTTTGGTTTTCATGGCAATCATATTTATAAAATAGCAGAAGAATATTTTAAAGAATATAGTAGTCACATAAAACGTACTAAATCATAACATTTTTGGCACTTTCATAAAATTCACTTTTAATATTTATAAATACATCATGGTGATTATTAATTGATTTTATTTTTTCAAAGCCATATTTATTTAAATAATCAAAATTTGTGGGAGTGCCATTAAAATTATGTATTTCAACAATTATAAGATGTATGAATGTATTTTTAAAATTTATACCTTCAATTACTTCATTTTCATAACCTTCAACATCTAAACTTAAAAAGTGAACCTCATTAATATCATTTTTTGATAGTAATGAATCAAGTGTTTTGCATTTATATTTTGTTGGGTTCCAATGAGTTGATAAATTATTATTTATAATTCCTCCTATCATATAGTGTGAAAAATCACCTTCAATTTCATCGTAAATATAGTTACTACTGACTAGAACATAATTTTCTAGTATAGTTTTTGGTCTATCTGAAGAATAAATTGAGTTAAAATCCGTTTTAGGCTCTACGACTAATCCTGACCATCCATTTTTTTCAAGTAAAAAGGTATTGTTTTGATCGACAGGATGTGATCCACCAGCCTCAACAAATATTTTATTATTTCCAAAAATATTCAAAACGATACTATCTAAATTATTTTGTGCTGCCATTATTAATTATTTTTTTTATTTTTTTTTTATTTGAACCAGTAAATTCCACATCTGTCTACATTCTTAATTTCTGATGTAATTTTTTTTGATTCTCTAAAATCATGAACACATTTTTTACAACCATCAAGACAATAGTCGTCAATAATTATTGGCGCGCCATCAACAACTTTATCATACAAACTATAAAAAACATCATGAGTAGACTCATACATGTCACCATCCATTCTTAGAAGTGATATTTTATTGATATTATGATTATCTGGTAAAGTTTCTCCGAAAAATCCTTCAATAAAAATAACGTTCTCATCGAGGCAATCAAAAAGACTAAAATTTGATTTTACATCTTGTAAAGAAACAGAAAGTGATTTATAGGTATGATGTAAATCACCATAATCTGCTTCAAATTTTCCGCTAGGTGGTGGTAATCCTTTGAAAGAATCACAAACAAAAACCTTTTTATCTAAGTTGTATAATTTACAATAGTATTTCATAAAAATAGTCGCGCCACCTCTCCAAACTCCAGTTTCTATTAAATCTCCTTCAATTTGATTAATTCTAACAAAATCTAACAACTGATGTAGATTTTCTAATCTTTTTAAACCAATCATAGTAAAGCCATTAACAGGTTCATCCATACCCTCAATTCTATTAGTCGGAACTTCAATAATTTTTTCTAAAATATTTTTATCAGGTATTATACCTTCATTAAAAAAAAGATTTAAATGATTTTTATCAACAACACAACCTAAAAGTATGTATTTCAAAAAATCTAATTTTTCTTTTATAATAATTTCATTCATCTTCTGTTATTTTTTTTTAAGTATTGTTAAGCCATTGTTATTAGTAAATCTTTCATGAATTTTCCAATTTTTACCCTTTTCAGTATCTAAAAAATCTACAATTGCATTCCATAAACCTTGATTTTTTTGTTCTTTATTTTTTATCTCATTACTAGCATGTTGATATATTGCTTCGTCTATATATTCAAAAGACGTTGTATCGTGTAAAATTATATATTTAGAACATTTATCAGAGTGAAGTTGTAGTTCATAGAAAAGTTGATTATATGTATGTAAAGTATCAATAAAAAGTAAATCAGTTTCTTCAATTTCAATTTTTAATACATCTGCTGTAATGAATTGATACTCTATTTTATATTCGTTTGCTAATTGAATGACATTATTAATTTTTGGATCTCTTAAAATATCATAACTTATCATTTTTTTTGGATTTGAAAGTAATAATGGCCATGTTGAAGATACCCATCTCACACCCATCTCAGTTATATGTTCACATTCACATGCGTATTTTAATAGAGTTGGTAAATGCTCATTTATATCAGAAATATTCCTACACTCGTTTTCATAAATTACTTTAATTTTTTCCATCGTTTTTATAATTTTTATATAATTCTTTCATTATAGATATATCTATATCTCTATTATTGTCATTTTTACATCTGTAATGATAACACTTTGTATGTATTAAGCTTAAATCAATTCCTTTTGTGATACTAACTCTATCACCTTCAATTAGAGAAATATTATTTTTTACCAATATCTTACCAATAGATACATCTTCAATAAGTGAATGGTCCCAATTATTTTTGTTTTTTACTATTGTTTTAACAACATCTCTTGATAAAATACTTCCACCACCAGAACAAAATTTAATACCATTATGAACTCCGATTACACCACAACAAAATTTTTCTCTTGGTTTATCAATTAAAAAGTCCTTTAACATATTTTTATTTAAATAAGATGAGCAATTCATTTTAAAAACATAATCAAATTCAAAATTAGCTAAAACATATTCTAATGATTGTATCACCTTATGACCTAGGTGAGACATACCGTCTGGTGAAGTTGTAAACAACTCATCTCCAATCAAAACTATATCTTCATTATCGCCTTTACCATAGTAATATATAGTTTGAAAACCATCAACTATTTCACTATCCCAAGTCTCTCTTACGGTTCTTACAAGTCTTTCGTAAATTGAATTATCTTTAACAGATAAAACCATTATTAGTATTTTCATAACTATTAATTATTTTGTGATAAAGTTCTTCAGTCAAGTTAAGTTCTTTAAATTGATTCCAGTCATCTATTACTATAAATGGAAATTTATTTTCATAGAAGCTCATATTTATACTTCTTGTAACAATTGGAATACTTTTCAAGTAAAAAGACTCCCATGTTTTATGACAATCTATTCCGTTACCGTTAGGCGATATCACAAAAAAACTTTTAGAAATATTTCTGAGATATGTTTCAAAATCCACTCTATTAGAATTTAGTATAGGATAAACGCAAGATAAACATTTACTTCTCTCGATGATATTGGTATTAATGTCTAAATTACAATAGATTAAATTTTCTTTTTTATTATTTTCAGAGATTATTTTTTTTATTATATCTACATTTCCATGTGGCCACCTTTTATTTGCTATACCAATTGGTATTGATTCTAATTTATCATGATAGGTGTTAATATTTTGGCCAAACCATCTTAATAAAAATTTATTATCAATAATACTATTATATTTAGAATCTATGCACAAATCACTATTATGTGTATAGAGAATAAAATTTTTATTAATTTTTTGTAGTATATGTGATTCAAATTCAAATAAAAGATCAGTTTTGACAAAAATTTTCATACCATCAAACTGATTTATATTATCTATAGTAAATTTACTAAACTCATCATATATATAATCACAATTTTTTCTATAACCCATTCCAGTTATAAAAGGAGTTGAGTCATCCGTTACTAACATACAATATTTATTAATTTTTCTATTTCCGATTTATAAGTTGTATACGGTCTAAGTGAGTGACAATCTATGTAATGTCCTTTTTTTAATGACTCTTCATCATATACCCAATAAACTCTATCGATTCTATTTAAAGCCATCCCAAATTTCCAACCTCTATTTATAAGTATTATTTTATTCTTTTTTTCAAATTCATTTACACATTTACCAAAATAAAGCTCATCAGTGTCCCAACCTTGTTCAAATTTTGACAACCTATCACAATATTCATTAAATTCACAATTCAAATCCAAAATATCATAAAATATTTTACCCTTACCAACGTTATAACAAAGTGGATATCTGTCTTTAGAATAAGCATCAGAACTAAGTATAGCTAAGGCATCATCATCTACTTTATTTACAATGTTATTAAAATAATAATGACTAAGTGGTAGCATATCTATATCAGATGTAATACAAACGTTTTCTAAGTAATACTTTGTGATATACATTCTTACTATCTGTGATTGAAATTCTGTAGAGTGACCCTCAACTGATTTTATTTCATGTATTATATGATCACCATTATCAGTAACTAAATTTTTATCGGATATTAAAACTAGTATAGGTTTTATTTTAATCAGATTAATCCACAGATCTCTGACTATAGGCCAGAAATCTAAATACATAGGATTACTATCAGAAGACACTATAGCATAATCAATTTTCATTTATACAATCTATTTTTTTAAAATTATTTATACCCATAGTTAATGCCAAATAGCTAACATTTGAATAGCAGTATAAAAAATAATTTGAATTAGATAATAAATATGCATCTATCAACATTTCTTTATTGATTTTAGTTCTATTTTCTATAAAATGTATTGGTTTGCCATCTAAACTAATTGTTTTATCATTTCGGTGCCTAACAATATTTCCAAATTTTGAAATAATATTATTTAAATAAAAAATATCATCAGTTGCTAAAAAAATATTATCTATAATATTGGTTGATAACATTTTTTCTATTTTTAGATAAATTGTTTCTAAGTTAGGAGTTGGTATTTCAGAATTTTTATCAGTTCCTCTTATATGTATTGATAGCGTTTTGTCGTTAATATACTTTTTCTTTTCTAATTCAAAATATTCAATATTTTTTATTTTGAAAAACATATTAAAGATTTTATTTTTTTCTTTAACAAGTTCAACATCACATAAAACGTGCGCATTGCTTGGATTAGGATATCCAGAAATATCATAAAATTTTTCTAAATCATAGATATACTCAGATACGTCATCTATTTTTTTAGTTTCAAAGATATCAAGAATCTCATCGTTTTCAATAAGAATATCATCGTTTTTAAAATTCTCGTAATGGTACTTACATACGTTTATTGTATTATTTAGTATTGCACCAAAACCAGCTTTTCTTTTACTCATACCACTTGCTTTATAAAAACTTTTCATTTGCAATATTTTTTTAAAATTTGCCAGAAATCCGGATGTCTTTTATTATTATCATCAAAAACATCACCAACAAATTCATAGTTTTTTCTGACTGACGGAAATGATTTTATTTCGGATCCGTAATTAATATTAAATTCAGAATGTTCTAAAGATATATCTTTAATTATTGGATAAATTATTTGACCTAAGAAGTCTTGGTCTTCTGCATGATATTTACCTTTATGAGGCCACTTCTTCCAATGTGACAAATATTCATCTATATTACTGATAACTTTATTTCTAGCACCCCACATACCAGATAATATTGGTACTTGATGATATGGATGGTCTCTCATAATATGAAAATCTTTATCAGATTCAATCCATTCATTCACTGCATCAACTTCTCTTTGAGATAATCTTGAGTCACAATCACGAGATAATATGATATTAACATCAGTATCTTTTAGAGCTAAAAATCTCCAGTAAAGACCAGAGTGATTAAATCTCACATCAATATTATTAAAAATATCATTATTATTTTTTTGCATTAAGACAACCTCAACATTATCACCTTTGATAGTCTCAACTAATTCTTTTTTTGAATCTTTGTCAATATAAAATCTACAAATCCAACCAGGATAATATAAATTAGCTAATTCTATATTTTTGAGAGCACCTGTCCAATAAATTGGATTATTACCCCATAAAGAAAATGTAATAATGTTATTCAAAATACTAATAAAATTTTTGAAATCAAATATAGTTGATAAATGATTAAATTTCATATATTATATACATTTTATAATTTAAGTTTATACAATGTTTATAAATTGATAGAAAATTTAAATTTTCTGAATGATTGTAGGAATAACTCCTAATTCTAAAACTTTACTTCTATTCAATAAGAATTCAATTTCATAGAAATTAAAGTTAAATGACAATGTAAATTCTTTTGCATTTACTTTTTGTTGTGAATAGTTAAAGGTGTTTTCACTTACACCTTTTAATATAATTTCATAGAATTTTATTACATATATTGCATCTCTGTGAATATCTACACAAGTAATTGTAAATGGTGTTAAATATTGGTTTTCGACATCTAAGTAATGTTTTGATAGTATATCAAACATTAACCAGTAATTTAAATCAGAATCTACAGATCTGAATGTAACTGTAAGCTCTCTAGTACTTATTATATCCTGTATGTTTTTTGCAGGTTTAAAACTTCTTTCTTTACCTCTAATAAGCATTTGCTTAGGCATCTCAAAACTCATACCTGGAAAATTTACACTTTTAATTGTAGAGTTCAAATAATCAATTATATTTTCATATTGAATCCAGTTTTTTTCCAATATAGGTTGGTAAGTTTCTATAAGTGCCGGTGGAATAAAATTCACCGGTAAGTTAAAAATAAATTGACTATTTTGACTACTTAATCTCATTTCTTACCTGTCGGTTTTATATTTAAATTATTTGCTTTACCGGGATTAGCAGGGCCTTTGACTTCTGAAATAAATGGATTGTTAAAATTAGACTTTGCATCAACTTTAAAATCTTGTCCAATCTTTATTTTCAAACCAGAATCTTTAAAACCATTAATCTTTAAAAATTCATCAAGTTTCATACCTACAATATTTGCCAATTCTTTCACAAAAAATGGCTTTTTAGCTTGATACGTTTTTGTGCTAGGGTTTGCTGCTTTGCTAGAATCTATATTAGCAACAGAACCTGTTAATTTAGATGAAGCTAAATCTTTTAATTTAGAAGGTTTTAATTTAGGACTCATTTCTTTTATAGGCTTTCTAAAGACTAATGCTGTTTCTTTAATAGCTGTTGGATCCAATATAATGTCTGGTTTAGGTTTAGCCTGGTCATTTAAATCAGCAACTGATTGTGCGTTGTCATATGGTTTAAATAAACCTGTATAAATAACAGATGTTGTATCCTGTGACAATCCAGTTATATAAAAAACATTTACTCCTCTATTATATATCTTCTTAATTTCAGCATATTTTGATTGAGAAACTTTAAATGAAATATTACCAACACTCAAATCATTTTCAGGTGCTTGAGCATAAAGCGGAAAGTCGATATTAATATCATCATTTCTAATAACAAATTTAATTTCACTAAAGCTTGTAAGATTAAAATATTGAGGTGCTTCTGGAGTACCAGTTGCTATTATGAATTTTAAAACATTATCAAATGGATAAAGATTAACTATGATTTTACCAAAACCATAAAAGTTTTTGTTATCTAACATAGAGTTTTCAGATTTAGCCATTATATTAAATCTATCAACAAGAACAGGATAAGGAACTCTAATAACTTCAGTTACTGGTTTAGACATTGAATTTTGAAAAGAACTTCTAGGTGTTGCTGATGACTTACCAGCATTATAAACAGAAATGCTTCCCATAGAATTTGAAATACCTACTAAACTCGGATTCACAGCACTCTTGATATTGTAAATTTTTGGTTTAGCTGATCTTGAAAGATTAATCTTCATTAAATTTGTTGAGTATTTAGATACTTCATCTTGTAACATACCATAAGTAGCTCTTCGAATAATGTATGATTCATCTACTTGGTCTATCAATCTCATTTCAACATCTATGATTGCAGTAGTTGTAGAAAATTTTATAATAGGTCTATACTCTATAGTTTCGTTGAAACCATCAGTCACTGTGTAAGTAGTTGTTTTACCTCTAATGTTTTGCTCATACATAGTTATATTATACTGAACATAATATCTATTACCTTTACTTACTGAATCATTTATGAACTTATTGAATCCGGCAATTGTTCCATTATAAGTTCCATATATTTCAAAGAAGTCACCATTTGGTGAGTCTTCAATCATAAGTCCTAGTCTTTCAAACTCAGGTGTTTGAGGTATCGAAGTAATTAATGGATTTGAAGATAAATATGTTGTAACGCCATTGATAGTCTGTATTGATGTTATAAAACTAAATTCAATAAATATAGGCGATGACATATTAAATCCAGCACCATTAGTTATATTTGCGTTGAGACTATTATTTGTTGGTAGTCCACCAGTCAATTGACTAGATATTTCACTAAGAGCTGGTATTTCTATTTGAATATTTTTACCCCAAAGTTTTTCTTGAAAGAGTAAAGGAGGACTTGTAAAATTCAACATGTAGGATTGACCTACATCAGTCATATCAAAATAGTAGTTTGAAATTTCATATTTATTTAAACTCTGTGAATCGAAACCATAAACTTTGATATAAAACCCTAAATATTCACCAAATGTCCAGTTGATAGGTAAATGAAATCTTAAAGTGTCATGTCTTATAGGAGCTGGTGCTGCGAAATTCTTTATTTCTAAAAAAGAATAAGCTGTTGAATTTATTTTACCAAGTCTTCTAGTATTGTTATCTAATATAAATAACTGATTACCTGCTGTATTGTTTGTTGCGCTTGTACTTGTTGAAAGATAGCTTCTTTTTCTATCTTTTGAATTTACAAGTACGTCATATGCTTCGCTAATTAAATTACCATCATCATAAATATATTCAAGTAGGACATTTTTATCAAGCTTAACAAATTTAGAAATCTTAGACATTTTAAGACTAATTTTTATTTTATATATAAAAAAATAAAGCCTTTCTTTATGAAAGGCCTTCTAATTCTAATCTATCTTTTACTATTTCTATTAGTTTTTCATCAGATAAATCACTATGTTTTTCTTTTATTTGTCTATAAAGCTCTTGTTCTTCCATAGCTAATTTTTCTATTTCAGAATTCATTGGACTTGCTAATTCATCTAAAGATTTACCCTGATAGTCTAAGTCATTTAAAATTTTCATTGTTTCTTCTAAAGCTGATTCTTTAGTGTGGGTGGGTTGTCCACTTTTTTTTCCTTTATCTATTTCTTCGATTAATGTATTAACTTTTTCTAAAATTGATTCTAAATTAGAAACAATTTCTTTTGCTCTACGATGATACATTTCTAAGTTATTATTTACTTTTAGAAAATTTCTTCTAATTCTAACAGCACTTTCTAAAAATCTTTCCTCTATCATTTTTCAGTTGATTCTTTTTTTGTTCTTGGTTTTCTAGTTGTTTTTTTAGGAAGGTCTTTTGATAAAACCGGTTCTTTCTCAAAAGAAAGTGGTTCATGTTTTTCAAATTGAGTAACAGCATCTGTAATTTGGTCATTTACTGCTTGAATATTTTTAGAATCTTTCTCTGTCTTTTTCTCCTCCTTATTTGTTTTATTGTTATTTGAGGAAAGTGTGGTAGGGGCGCCATAAACAAGTTGCTTTATTTTATTTTTAATTGTCTCCTTAATCATTGTTGGATCTTGAAGAATTTTATTTGTAAACTCATCTGCTAAAAAATCAATCATAGAAATCTCATATGAATCTTCCATCATTTCTATAAAATCTAATCTTGGAATTTTATTTGAAACCTCTATATTTATTTTAAATTCTACGTTTCTTTTTGTTTTTCTGAACATAGTAATTATAGGATCCTCAACGACATTTACAACTTGTTTTTGTGGTTCTCTATTTACCTCAAATCTTTGTACTTCTTCAGTTTCTAATCTTGTAGAAACTGGTATAGGTAATTCTTCTTCATCTAATAATTTGGAAAAAGCTTCATTCTGTCTTTGAATATCATTAGAATTATCTACTACTCCATATTTTTTCATGAGTTCAGCTCTTTCATCTTCTTCAGATGACATTACTATTGCACTTTCATTTGTAGTAGGCATTATAGAATCACTAACATAAGAATTAGATAAATTTTGTGAAATATCTTGTGGATCGTCTTGTATATGGTCAGTTGGCATGCTTTTTATTTTATTGACTAAAGAGTCATAAGCATTTTGATTATTAAAAAAACTTTGAGGGTCTATTTGTTCAGTGTATTGGTTTGAGTCCATAAGCGTTCTTACATCTATTTTTTGTTTATTTTCAAGGATTGCAATGTTCTCAAAAGAATCAATTACTCTAATTGTATCACCTGTTTTGTTGTTTTTGAAAACTCTATTTGCTAGATTCATAATATATTTATATTTTTTATTATTTTTCCTCTTGATTATATGAATTATTATCTATTTAGTTTAGGTAAAACAAAAAATCCCACAATAAAAATTGTGGGATTTTTTTTACACTTAAAGTATTAAAGATCACTAAAGAAATCATCTTCGTCAGTTTCAACACTTGTTGAAGTTTCAGTAGAAAAGTTATCTTCAAAATCAAAATCATCAGAAGATGGTTTTGCTTCAGACTTTGTGTTTGAGTATGAAGAAGAAGCTTTACCAGTCAAGAAGTTTGTAATTTCTGTGATTTTAGCTTGTTGTTCATCTGTTAATTTTTTAGGTGAAAAATCATCTAAGTCAAACTCTCTGTCTAACAAAAATTCTCTAATTTTTCCTTGAACCGATGCTTCAATTTTTCCTTCAGAGTTAAGTGGTGCATTTTTAAATGCAGCTTTATCTTTAAAGTAAATAGGAAGTGATGTAGTTTCTGGTTTAAACATACTCATTTTATAATCTGGATATGTTTCATCACCTGTTTGAATTTCTTTTACTACCAAAACAAAATCTTTACCAGCTGAAAGATCAAATACATTACAAGGAACTCCAGAGATTTCTCCATTACGTTCTGCTTGAATTTTATCTTTAATTGTTTTACCATATTGGAAAATCATAATTTTACCAACATTTTCTGGTTGTTGCTCATCTTCAAGAACTAAAACATAAGAGTAGTATTTTTTAGAATACTTCAATTGTTTTGATTTCTCAATAAGAATTGCATTTTTAGAGTTTTGCATTGTGTAGTAAAGATCAGTCAAAGCACACTTCTCATTGAAGTTCTTTGGACTATCAAACCAACCACTTAATTCTTTTGGATTTTTGATATCAACGTAGTGAGTAATTTTTTCAATTGCTAATTGTCCAACTTTACCATCTTTAGTTAAGTTAGGTAAAAATCTTACTACAGATCTCCATCCTCTTTTTTTATCTTTACACTTTGAAAGATCAACTCGGTAAATACCGTCGTTGTTTTTTGTTTGTGAACTTTCATTTAAGAAGTCCATTTTGCTGTCTAAACTGCCGTTAAATAGGTCATCTAATTCCGCCATTTGCCTTTAATTTATTTTTAATTCAGTTTTTTTGAAACTGATAGTATTTATATTAAAATTTATTTGGAAAGTTTATTTTATTTTATTATATTTCCAAACTTATTTTAACATAATATTATATGAAATGATTTGTTACTTGTTTATCCAGATTATGTTCATTGAATATATTAATAAGACTTTTATATTCTTCATCTGAACAATTTACTAAATATAAGTTTGAGTGTATAAAAGTTATCACATCACCGTTATTTTCATCTACATAATCTTCTTTCCAGAAGCCATAAAGTGGTCTAAAATCAGTTGATTCATAAACCATTTTCAGTCTTTCTATTACCTCATCTAAATGTTCGGGTAGAAATATATCAAGTGTCATATAAATAAAAGGATAAGCTTTTACTACTCCTCTTTCAATATTTTCTACAAGTAATTCCTCAAAAGTTTTACCAGTAACTCCAGACTTTTCAAGGTTAGTCCTTTTTTCTTCTACATCATCTAAATGTAACCACTCAACATTTCTTCTAAGAATTCCTTTATTTAGGTTTTTGACTGGATCCATAAAAAAATCAGACCATTTGTATCCAAATAAATCATAAGGTTTTTCTTCATACCAATTTCTTTCTTTCCACGACATCTCGTGATAAAGGTCAGATTGAATAGTTCTATCCCATTTTTGTGGAAAGAAAAGGTATCCACCATCAATAAACTTACTCAAAGCTTCAGCAGAATTATTATAGTTAAATTTAGTTATCTCATCATCTTCTAACTCTATAAAGAAATCATGTAATTCTGTATATGTTGGAAAGTGTATTTTACCAACAGACTCAAATAGTTTATATGATTTTATATACTTCATCACATTTTCAATAGTATTTTTAAAGTATAGTCATATATTGGACTTGAAGTGTCGAAATATCTTTCTTTTCTTGAAAAAGGCCAAAGAACTTCTTCATAGTCTAATTCTGCTGTAATCAAGTCAATTCTATCATCTAATTCTTTTTCTAAGTCTAATAAACTCATTTGACCTGTTCTGTGAGAATCTACCGATGACCAACCACCAATATCAATTACAATACCTGGTTGATACATACTAAGAACATTCTCAGGAGAATATAATTTAAGACTTTTCATCTCATAATCCTTAAGTTCAGTAAATTCAGAAAAGTCAAAATTCTGACACTGCCACTTTTTATCAGTAACATAATAGGCTTCTGGTGTCAATCTGAATTCTATATCATTGCCTGTTATTTTTGAGTAAGATATTGTTGGTCTTACAATTTCAAAAATTATATTATGTAAAATATAACTTTTTCTTTTCATATCATCTGATTCAAAAATAGGCATATTTCCATTATACTTAAGATCGTTACTATCATTTATCTTTTCGTAATCTCCATATAAAACAGAACAATAAATATTCTTTTCTTTTTCATCAGGCAGAGTATCATAGATTTCGAGCATCGCATCTTTTATATGATTAAGGTCAACCTCTGAAAGTATTTGAAACATTCTATCAACATGAGACTTTATTTTCTGCCACCAACCAGCACCTACAAAATGGTCAGTCCATCTTTCTAAAGTTGATATATCAGTATTTGACCAATGATTATTTCTGAGATAATCGTAGAAGTCAAAAATAGAATATTCTTTTTGAGACTCTAAAAAAGATTTATATGTTTCTAATTTTTTCATCTTAAAGTTTTTATTCTTTCTACTTGATATTTCATTATATCAACATCTTGATTTTGTTTAAGTAAATCAATTATCTTTTGATACATTTGTATTGTTATCCTACAGTCTGTAATGGCGTCGTGATAACCCATCATATTAACTCCTAAGACCGGTCCTATTTTAGCCATTGATGATGATATAAGTCCGTTATCTCTTGTAGATGTTCCTATAAAATCAATCATTTCTTTATATTTAGTATCTGTTTCAGCTAATGTTTGTAATAGAGGTAAGAAATATAACTGAATCAACATTTTAGTATCAAATACTTCGCTTTCAATTTTGTGACCGTATCTTCCACTTAGCATTGCCATATCAAAACTCGCATTTTGAGCAACTAATATATTTGGTGAGTAATTACTAACCCATCTGAAAAAGTCATCTACTATATCTTTTTCATTTTTATATTTATAATCACCTGATCCATAGTGATTAAACCCCAATACCCACTTAGTTTTATCCTCAGGTTGTAGAAACTTTGATTTAGTTTCATCTGTTAATTTTATCTTTTCATCAAATGTTCCTATTTCACTAAAATTGTTTGATTTGAAATCATACTGAGTTGCTATTGCAGATACTTGAGTTAATTGTTGTTGTTTTGGACCACCTAACCCAGTCGTTTCGGTGTCGCACCAGATAAACGGCAGTGTGGATTTAGATTCTAACCACTCTAATATTTCTGGTATAGTTTTATACCACATTTTATTTTCATTCAATCCTTCCTCTACCTTATCAAAATGTATATAAACTTGCTCAGATATCGTTCCTTCATTAAGTGTTTTAATTTTTGTTGAAAATCCTTCAGATTCTAAATAACTTATAGTTGCCTCAACAACAGGACTTATTTCATTCCAAAACTCATCGTGAGTTAGTCTTCTTTGATTTTTAATCCAAACATAAGGACCATGTAACCAATAGTGTTTTTTATCTTTCGGTCTTATTAAGTCAATAAATGAATTAAGTTTGGAAGGTGACTCTGTGAATCCACTGATATGTGGTCTGTATCCTAAATCTTCTAATTCTAAAAGAATATTTCTTAAATAAGATTCCAATTCCAATCTAATTGGACTAGTTGGTAGTTTCCACTCAGAGTCATATTCTATACCTTCATGTTTAATTGATTCATTTGTTTTATAGTCAAATTTAACTTTTTCACCCGATGGCATTGAGTAAGTAATCTTATCAACATTTTTTACTTCATATTTATAACCAGGATTGACATACTTTTTACCTGTTCCCTTTTTAACATAAGCAATTGTTATGTGTGGTTTGTAATCAGGATACTGATCTGAATTAGGAAACTTAGAAAGCTCATCGTGTAAGTATTGTAAAGCACCATCCGGTTTTACATTAAACTTAACAACATCAAACTTCTCATTCTCAAAGATATCTATACCATCTACTACTATGTTTATATTGTCTGTAAAGTTATCAAATACAGATTTTACCATATCTGGAGTTACCGTATCATGAAGACCATAGAGTAAAGTAAGGTGTGGGTTATTTTGAATTCCGTATGTTGAATCTCCTTCTTCTTCATAAATATCTTCCTCATCAATAGATGATGTTATCTCATTCCAGTTACTAACTGGGATTTCGACCATAACACATCCATATTGATAGCCTGATGACTCCTTAATAAATTGTATGTAGTTTTTGATTTTCATTAAAATGCTCTTCGTCGTTCTTTTTTATTTTTAAATATTTCGATAAATATATAATCTCTATATTCTGAAAATTGCAATTTATAATCAGGATATTTATCTGATAATCTTTTTAGACTAACTTTGACTTCTTGTAATAACTCGTTGTTAGTGTTATGATTTTCAATATGGTTATAAATAGAAGAATTTTGGTCACCAATAAGATTTGCTGTCTTAGCAGTTTTGTGGTCTATATCAACTATCGTTTTTAATGTAATAGTTATATATGGTTCTGTTTGATCACCCATCAACATGGAGACTGAATCTCTTTCTATTAATTTTATTTCAGCTCTCTCATCATCTAATAATTCGGCAAAACATTGATAAACATAATCATAATCTATGTAATCATTTTCACTTTCATTAAATCTTCTTAGCCTTTTCATTATATTTCTCCTATTTTATATAGTTTTTTATTTTCATTAAAATGGATATTGTTCTTTTTTCTCTTCACCACCAAATATGTTAATATGAATTGAATAACCAAATATGTCAAAATTAATTTTATAAGTTGGATATTCTTCTGATAATCTATTTAAAGCAACTTCAACTTCTTGTAACAATTCGCTATTTGATTTTACGCCGTTTATGTAGTCAAATAATTTAGACTTTTCAATAGTGACAGTTCCTCCGTTATCTCTTCTTTCTGGATTAGATTGATTAATTTTCAAATCTATGGTAATATACTTTTGATAATCATTTTCAAATTCTCTAATTTGTGCTTTATTATCATCTAACAATTCAGCGAAGCACTGATAAACATAATCATAATCTATATCAATTTTACTTTCATTAAATCTTCTTAGTCTTTTCATTATATTTCTTCTATTTTATATTTCATAAATCTCATAAACTTGTTATGTAATTCATTTCTATCCTCTACATTAAATACAAGGTTATTAACTTTCATGTAACTAACCATTCTTGGAAAATCATCTATTTTAGATATCTTATAACCTAAGTAGTCTAAACTATCTTCTAAGTGTTGATATTCTTCTGGATAAATCCTACTCAAATCTCCAGTTGTTTGTTTATAAACAAACATGTCAAATCCACTTTCATCTGGAACTAATTTTATTAAAAATAAAAAAGAACGTTCTTTTTCAGGTACACTATTTAAAAATTCATCTATGTCTAAATTAATAAAGAATATATCTTTACTATCATCATTTTTTATAACAGCTATCTTATAGTCGTCTATTTGATTCTCAAAACAAGAAAGAATGACTTCTTCTAATTCCTGTTTAGACTCAAATAATTTATATGATTTAAGAAACCTCATAATTGTATATATTAATTTGTCATCTTAAAAAGGATTATTATCTTTGTAGAAATAATTAAAAGATGGCAAGAGAAAAAGATATTATTAGATTAGAGAAAGAGATTAAAAGTAAAATGGCTCAGATTAAAAACAAAAAATTAGCACCATCTGAGTCTGGTATTGGAAAACTTATCAATCTAATGAAAACTTTTGATGAGCCTCTTTTTGATAAATTGATGTCTGATTATAAACAGATACTCAAAGATATAAAGTAATTATTTAACTTTAATCTTCATCTTAGTTCCGGTTGATATCTTTTCACAACTAAGTTCAAATCCGTGCTCTTTGATAATTGCTAAACAGATATTCAGACCAAGTCCGGCCTCTTCAATATCTTTGTGTTTAGCTTTAATAATCTTTTCAAATTGTCTTTCTGAAAGACCTCTACCATTGTCTTCTACAACTATGTTATCTTCTTCTAAATAAATCTTGACTAATTTATTCTCACTATCATTATATTTGAGACCATTTTTAATTAAGTTGTCAACAGCATTCCAGAAAAGTGTTTCATTTGCCTCTAAAGTTGTAAGTTCTCCTAATTCAACTTGCTGATGATAAGAAGTTTTAGAAATTGAATCTTCTAATAATTGTCTGATATCAACTTCTTTCTTTTCCAAAACAACATTTTGTTTTACTAAGTTTGTAAATTCATAAACACTCTTATAAACTTTTTGAGTGTGATTTAAACCTTCTCTAATCATTTTAACTGATCCGTCAATCTTTAGATTTTTTAACTCATCTGGAGTAATTCTTTTTTCCAAAGATGAAATTCCTCTTGGTATATAAGTATTGATTCCTGAATGCATATCGTGTCTGATTATTCTAGCAGCATGTTCTAAATAAGTATTCTTTTTATTTATGTCTTCTAATTGTCTTTCAATTTCTTTATCTTGAACTTTAATAGTTCTTCTTTGTAAAAGTGCTAATACAGAAAGTATAAGAACGGTGATTGCTAAAATAGCACCCCATAGCCAATTTTTGATAACTTGTTTCTCTTCCTTTAATGTTTCTTTGTCAATATTCAAATCAATTACTTGTTTCTCTTTCTTTAAGGATTTGATATTAACATCTTTAGCATCAATTAGGTCTTGACTGCCATTGTTATCTATTAATTGCTTTTTTTCTTTTTGGATTTTTTCAATTTGATTATCAATTTGTTTAGAAAGATTTTCTAAATCTTCTTTTGATAAACTATTAAATGTTTGTGGAAGATTTTTAAGAAAATCTGCATCTTTTTTAAGACTTTGTAATTCAGAAATACTCAATTCTGTTTTAGATTCTTCAGTTTTTTTCTCCAATTTATATTCTTTTTCTAACTCATTTCTAATTTCCTTTCTAATTTGAGAAATATTATTATAGTATGAGCTATCTCTAAAAACGTCTTTTAGTCTAACTCCTTTTTTTTCAGAAAATCTTTTAATTTTAGAAAGGTAAAAGTCAGCTTCTTGATAAAGGCCTTTATTATAAAACTCTACTCCTAACTCTCTATAAAGTCTTGCTTGTTCAGTAGTTATTTTATTTACATCTTCTAATGAAGCTGGATTTAATTTATAAATTAATTCCATTATAGTCTCATCTTCCGGCAAGATAGGAACACCTTGGTCATAAACTGCCTCATATTCATTTATCTTATTGTAAATAACATTTTCAGACTTATTTTTTAATGTGTCAATATATTGATTAAAATTTATTTGAGAAAATAAATTGCATGAGAATAAAGTTATTAAAGTTAAAAGTAGTGGTTTCATAAATCTATATATTAATAAAAAATATTAATAGAAAGTATTTTTCAACTCAAATTCAATGTCATCATCATCACTTTTTTCAAAATCAAAATCGAATCCCATATTTACAATATATGATGCGACACAATCAACCATCATTGGATCCGCTCCTCTTTCTTCCATGTATTTCATATAGTCTTGAATAGTGAAACTACCTTTCTCATTTTTTAGTTTTTGTAATTTAGGTAAAATGTCTTTAGCGATATCTTCATGAATATCAGAGTCTAATTTTCCGTAAGATTCAAAAGTTTTTAAATGTCTCATATCTATATTTTTTTTACATTTCTTCTACCCAAGGTTTCTTACCTCTTCTTTCAAGTTTCTCACACATATCTTTCCACTCATTAGGCTCAAATTTAAGTGCATTTTCTTTTAAGAATTGTCCTACTTGTTTTTTTAAGTCACCATTTGGAAGTTTTCTTGTATGACCCATCCAAGCAAAAGCATCAACAAATCCAGATTTACAACCTTTTGACATTTGGTCATTTATAATATCCATTCTACCATATTCAGCAGCCCATTTAACTACAAAGTTTTTACCAGCTTCTTCTGATTTAACTCCATATTTTAATAACATTTGGTATCCAGCAAAATAAGATTCTCCAATCTCTGTAAGACTTTTCCAAGATCCTTTACAAACTTTTCTGATTGGAAGATTTGAATTAAAGTTAGCATCAGCTCCTGCTTTTAAACAGAATTCTAAAGCATCTTCATCACAAACAATGTTATTAAATACATCACCTGTAAGAACCGCGTGATTAGAAACTAACAACTTAATCATTTCCATATCTTTAGCTTTAGCAATTGCTGAATCAGCTCCTTTTTGTAAGTTAGGTGTTCCACCCAACGCAAAAATCATTTTAACTCTTTCTATATCATTATCTTCAACAGCATTGATAAGAGCTTTTCCATTATCTCTATTTATGTCAGCTCCAAATTCTTTAACATATCCTTGTAAATCAGCCGCTGTAATAGTCCTTTCTCTACCAGTTTCTGGGTCCGGAATAGTTTTCTTAATAATAAATCTTTCAGCGTCTTTTGCTCTCTTTCTTCTGTCAATTTCTTCTTGACTAAGAGGTTGTAAGATATCAAAAAGACTATCACCAATCTCGTATTCATTCTCCCATTGTTTTAAGAGTGATTTAAACTCACCACCTATATAATTATTATTCACTGTTTGACAAGCACCATTATCCCAACTTCTATTCGGTTTCATTGTAATTCCAATAGTCCATCTAGTATTTGTAGATGAAAGATTAAAATTATAAATGTAGTATTGAATATTATACTCACCTAAATAACTATTCCAGTGAGACTCGGTATTCACAATACAGTGTGAGCAGTGAGAGTTTAGCATTTTGTTAGCCGCGTAAGAATTGACCTCTACTATCATAATACCAGATACATTGTAAATAACTTTACATCCTTTAACACCAAGTAAGTCATTTACTTTATTAATCTTTTCAATTCTATCAGAGTATCCTTCTGTTCCAGAGGCGTCTAAGTGTTGTTTTGCAGCTCTGATAAACTCAACAAGTGGATTTTCCTCATTATTAAATCTAGCTAATCTACTTCTCCAAACTAATTTTCCAAAATTTGGATTTGGTTTTCCATCTCTTGTTGTCTCCCAATTATCAACAAGCATTTCGCCAAAGAAAGTTTTCCAAATAATTTCTTTTTTATCATCTGGAGTGATACTTTCAAAACCAACAGCTATTTCTATTAGTTGTTCCATTTGAAGTTCAGTTGCTGAGTTAGCAGCTTTTTTCAATTTTGGAGGAAGAGTATCAATAATTTTTTTAACCTTTCTATAGTCTCCTAATTTATCTAATTCATCCGAAAGAATCTCAGCATTTGTATGATTGTTAGATGGATTTGGAATTGACTCATCTATAAAGTTAATATCAAATTTCTTTGGAAGTTTATCTAACAAGTCTTTATATTCTATAAGAAGACCATAAAGTCTTTCAACTTCTTCATAAGATATTCCTTCAATGAAATACATATAAACAAAATTATAAAGATATCCGATGTTTGGTTGAAAAAGGTCTCTTAGCTTAACAAACTCTTCATTGCGTTCAAGATTTCTAACTTGTTCATCTGTTAATCTAACATCTCTCATTTTCATTCTGATTTCGTTAAATTGTTCCGGTGTAAAGTCATTTTTAGAAAGACCTTTCTTTTCACCATTTCTTAATTGGTAATCTAACTCAGAATCAACAAATTTTAAATCAGTAGCCAACTTTTTTATAACAAATTGGTCTTTCAAAAACTTTTTTGATTTATCAAGATTCTCATTAAGAGGATGTAAATTAGTAAATTGGTTATATCTAAATAACTTCATAAATTTATTTTTTCTTTTTTGATTCTCCAGCAAACGGACTTAATAAATGTTTTAGATTCCAAGATGGAATAAATTTCTTATTATGTTTTTCATAGTCTTCGTATGATTCAATTCCTGAATCTACAACATTTTGATAGTATTGGATATTAGCACCTTGTTTATTTAAGTCGGATATTCTATCTCCAATGTCAATTCCTTTGGTCATTTTTCTTAACTTATTCCATTGATCGACCGTTTGTTGTCTTGGAAGAGATTCGTTTACATAATCTACAAAGTTTAAAATCTTAGACTCAGATAACTGACCTTTAGACATTTCAATCACCTCTTTTGATGTTGTTGTGAAATAAAGACCGTCTTTTATAAACTCATTTCTGTTTGCAATTGAAACTCCATTTTTACCAGGAAAAGCCGTTATAACAGAAAGAACTACTTTATCTCCTAATTTACCTAATTTAGCTCCAATAAAACTTAAAAAGGTAGTTTTTTCACCTTCACCCTGTTTTACTTTAATATTAAATTCATTACCTCTAGAATCTTTGTATGTATAAACATTCATAGATTTAAATTCATCTGAATTAGCATCTAACTGATGGACATTTTCAACACCAACATCTGTTTTAGAATCTAAACCTAACCATTTAAACTTTTCAGCTTCATCTGGATTTGTAACTTTTGTTTCACTTGGACCAAACCCTTTGGTCATTTCAGTTGGTTTATTATTTTTAACTAACTCAACGATTGCTTTCTTTAAATCAACTCCTTTATCAAATTTAGAACCTGGTATAGTTTCTTCAACATGTGAATCTGTTATATGAGATAAATCTCCTAATAATAGAATAAAGTCACCGGATTCATAAACTGTATCTTTATTTGCCTCAACTTTTCCTTTCAGAAATTGATTATTATCAATCATCGATTGAATTTGAGAGTATATTAATTCTTCCCCATCTTCTACATTTTCAAATAATCTTATGTGTTTCATTGTTGTAATAATTCTTTTATATCATTCAAAAGTTCAGATACATCATCAAATGAACCAGAGAAAGCATATCCGTCTCCACCACAACTAAATTCAAAAATAACTTTTGAGTTGTATTTATTTTTACCTTCAGTTCTTCTTTCATACATATCAAATTCATCTGGAATGCTTTCGTAAGTATTATCCATGTTCATTCTTACAAAATCATCAGCAATACTTTCAGATTCTTGTTCTGATTTACCTGCTGATATAAGGCTATTGTAAACTAATGTGTTTATAATATTTTCTAATGTACTTTCAGAACCATAACTGTAACGGGCTTCAACCTTTTCGTTTAGATGGTCCTCAAATTGTTCAAGTGTTGTTTCATCAGTCACTACGAATTCTTCATCTTCGTTAGATTCAAATAACTTAAATGATTTAATATATTTCATATTAAAAATTAATTTTTAGTATATATTAAAAGTAAAAAACCCACTTTTTAAAAGTGGGTTAAAAACAAAAAAAGAAAAAAACAAACGATTAGAAATCATCATCTAAGTTATCAAAGTCGATAGCTTTGTCAGATGCCTTTTGATATTCAGAAACCCTCTTCTCAAAAAAGTTAGACTTGTTTTGAAGTGATAACATTTCCATAAAATCAAATGGATTTTCCACACCGTAAACTTTTGAACAACCAAGTTCAGTTAGCCAAAAGTCAGCAACATACTCAATATATTGTTGCATAAGTTTAGAATTCATACCAATCAGTGCCACTGGCAGTGAATCTGTAATAAATTCTTTCTCAATCTCAACTGCTTCACATATAATTTGTTTAATTCTATCTTCAGTGACTTTATTTTGGACATATTTACTGTGTAGCATACAAGCAAACATACAGTGAAGTCCTTCATCTCTTGAGATTAACTCATTTGAAAAAGTAAGACCCGGCATAAGACCTCTCTTTTTTAACCAGAAAATTGAACAAAAAGATCCAGAAAAGAAAATACCTTCAACAGCTGCAAATGCAATAAGTCTTTCAGCAAATGATTCTGATGAAATCCATTTAAGAGCCCAATCAGCCTTCTTTTTAACCGCAGGTACTGTTTGAATAGCATTAAAAAGATAATCTCTTTCCTGTGAGTTTTTGATGTAAGTGTCAATTAAAAGAGAATAAGTTTCAGAGTGAATATTTTCAATTGCTATTTGAAATCCATAAAAACATTTTGCTTCTGGATATTGTACTTCTTTTAAAAAGTTTTCAGCTAAATTCTCATTTACAATTCCGTCAGATGCTGCAAAGAAAGCCAAAACATGTTTAATGTAATGTCTTTCATCATCATTTAATTTTTCATTCCAATCCGTAAGATCTTGCGCCAAGTCAATTTCTTCAGCAGTCCAGAATGAATGTTCAGCAGTTTTGTACAATTCCCAAATATCATTGTATTTCAATGGGAAAAGAACAAATCGATTAGGGTTTTCTGTTAATATGTGTTCGTTCATAAATTTTATTTTGATTTAGATTATATATTGAAAAAAGACACTGTTGTTTATATTAATTTTGTAAATTATGAAAAGAAAAAATATTTAAAAACGAAAAGGGGAAGTAGCGAATTTCCCCTTTTCTATTAGCATAACTAATACCGGTCCTAAAGATGGGACTTTCGTCCTCCGGTTCATACCTTATATATTATTTTCTCATTTCGGTTGGTAGTGGTAAATCAGCTCTTAGTCCTAAAGTTATTACTGCTTGATTTCCACTAAATCCTAATATGTTATATTTTTTACCGAAATTTGTTAAATCAATTTGACCATAGAATTTACTAACTTCTAATCTTGAAGAAAGTTTTAAACCATTAAATCCAAGAGCATCGGTTCCCAAAAATTCTTTTCTTAATTCGGAATTTTGATTTAAACCATAATCTCCACCTAATCTTCTAGTAACAAAACCACCAGATATTAATAGTCTAATTTTTTCATTTGATCTATTCAACATATTTACATCTAGTAATCTTAAAACTATATCTCCCGAAAAAGATGATATAGTTACTGGTAATTCAATAGATGATTTTTGCCAAGTCGTATTATTCACTCTATAATCAATTTGTATTCCAACTGATCTAATTAATTTTTGCCTAATTGTTCTTTTAATATAAATAGAATCTTTTTTATAAAAACTTTCTAGCCCAGCTATGAATTGAAAGTTAGATATATTTGAAGAAGAGTTTTGAGGAAGCAATAAGTTAGTTCCAAATAATTTAGTCTCTGATAAATTATCAGTTGTTATTTGTTCATTTTGAGAATGCACAGTGAATGTAGAAGAGCAATAAACTCTATCTACTTCAAATAAAACTCCAAGTGTTCCAACCGCTGATTGAGATTCTTTTCTTGTATCAGAAGCTGATGAAGCATACTTTATATCAGTGTTTAAATAAACTCTTAAATCGTTTGTATCCTTTTGAGAAAGAGATATAAATGGTAGTAAAAATATAATAACTTTTAAGATTTTCATCTTTAATTTTTATTTTTATATATCAAAAATATCATTGTCGTATTTAAACTTTCTGTTTTATTATCATAGAAACTTAGTAATTTGTAATTAAAAATAAAATGGTTAAACACGAAATTAGAGTGGAATTAGAAAAGTCAAATGAGATTTTATCATTAATTGAAAAGGCTTATTTTGAAGAAGGACTCGGTGGTAAAATTTTAGGTAAAGAACACTACCTTACAATTGATAAAGAAGATGAAATCAATTGGACAATATTCAGTGGTCTTCATAATACAACTGTTAAAATATCCAACACAGATGTTATTGATGGAACTATGAGATTTGTAATAGATGAAAGTGAGGAAGAAATTAAACTTTATCCAATTTCAATTTATTGCATCAAAGAAGACGATAGATATATCTTTTATTAAAAAATAAAAATTATTATGAAACTAGATTGGAATGACATTTCTATAATACCAGAATGTTTGAGCTCAATTTCTTCAAGAAAAGAAATTAATTCAAGTTACGTCGGAAAACTACCATTATTTACCGCACCGATGGACAAAGTAGTTGATGAGACTAATGTTGATGATTTTGTAAATAATAATATTAATGTTTGCTTACCCCGTCATGTCAAATATGAAGTGGTAAAAAATGATGATTATTTCTACTCTTATGGATTGGATGAAATAATTGATCTTTTAAATAAAAAATCACAACTCCCTAAA